GAGGCCTTGGTTGTTTACAAAAAGCGGTACGCTGGGTTAAAGAATGGGTTGGTGTTGCAATCGGCAGAAGCTATTGAGCAAGCCAAGAAAGCTCAGACTAGCCGCATTGAAGTGGACGAGCTTGAAAGAGTTATTCAAGAGTGGTTAAATAAAGGCGTGAGAGACGGTTTCCAGTTGAGTGATGTATGGGATGGGTTGGGTCGAGACATAATACACCTAAGCATTAAGGAACAAAAGCGTCTGGAGCGTGCGTTGTTAAAGTTGCAGTATAAACGCAGTGATAATGGGTTTGTGAAAGTTGGAGGTAAAAAATGATTGATGAAAACAGTACAAAAGAAGATGTTTTAGAAGCGGTAAAGCAGGATGGGCTGGCGTTGCTGGATGCGAGCTATAAGTTGCAGGGTGATCGTGATGTGGTGCTGGCAGCGGTGCGGGAGAACGGGTATGCGTTGAAGTTTGCGAGTGAGGAATTGAGGGGTGATCGTGAGGTGGTACTGAAAGCTGTGAAGACCTTTCTTACGGGGAAGTATGCGTTGGCGTATGCAAGTGCGGACTTGCAGAATGATCGTGAGGTGGTGTGGGAAGCGGTTAGTCGGGATAGCTGGGCGTTGAGGTATGCGAGTAAGGAATTGCAGAATGATCGTAATTTTATACTGAAAGTGGTGAGTCAGAAAGGGAGTGCGTTGTCGGATTGCGTCAGGGCATTTCAAAATGATAAAGACCTGGTGCTGGAAGCGGTTAAGCAGGATGCATATGCTTTGTGCTATGTCAGTGATGACTTGCTGGCTGATCGGGATGTTGTACTGGCAGCGGTGACGCAGAATGGATTGACGTTGTATCATGCGAGGGAGGAATTGAAAGATATCTACTTGGGCAGTCACTTTATGCTGGCGTCGGGGGATAAAGAAGTTGTGCTGGCGGCTGTGAAGCAGAATGGGCTTGCGTTGGAGTATGCGAGTAAGGAATTGCAGAATGATCGTGATGTGGTACTGGCAGCGGTGAGGCAGGATGGGCGTGCGTTGGAGTATGCCAGCGATGAGTTGCGTGGTGATAAAGAAGTTGTAATGGAAGCGGTGAGGGAGAATAGCTTTGCGTTGGAGTTTGCGAGTGAGGAATTACGCAATGACAAAGAGGTGGTGCTGGCAGCGGTTGGTTACAATGGGAATTTGTTGAGGAATGGGCGTGCGTTGAAATATGCGAGTGAGGAATTGAAGAATGATATAGATGTGGTTAGGGCAGCTTTGAGTAAGTCTTGGACCGCAGTTAACTATGCAAGTAGGCAAATACAACGTAACATTATTCAAGATTGGTTAGGAATTAAAGAGGTAAAAAATGATTGATAAGACTAGTACAAAGGCAGAGTGTTGGGCAAATGCGAGTGAGACATTGAAGCGTTATCGTGAGAAGCTACTGGAAGCGGTGAAGCGGGGGGATACGTTTATTAATTTGATTAGGATATTGGAGCATGATCGTGAGATGGTACTGGAAGCGGTGCGAGCGAACGGGTATGCGTTGGTTACTTTGAGTGATGAGTTGCGTGGGGATCGTGAGGTGGTACTGGAAGCGGTGAAGCAGGATGGGAGTGCGTTGCAGTTTGCGAGTTATGAATTAAAAAATGATCGTGAGTTCATCTTAGCAGCGGTTCGACAGAATGCGAGCGCGTTGGGGTGGGTTAGTGAGGAAATGCAAATTGACATGGTGCAAGGGTGGGCTAAGTGTATGGAACAGGAGTTAAAAAATGATTGATATGATAACTTATTGGCAAGTGGGGGTATTTAGTATAGTGTATTGGGGTTCGTTGATGGGGGCCGTGGGGTTTGTTATTGCCGGCCCGGATTTAGACGAAAACGATCGAACCTTAGGCGGAGTATGCTACAACGTTTTAGTACGTCTTTTACTGGCTGCGGTTGCGTTAGTGGTGTGGTATTACGTCTTCACATTTATTTTGTTTTTATTCTTTGAAACATTGGGAGCGTTGTAAGATGAGTGACGATATAAGATCGCATAACATTGGTGCGTCGGACTATTCCAAGTACAAAATACAGCCATGGGATATTTGGCTTGAGTACAATTTAAATCCGTGGGACGCTGATATTGTTAAACGTGTGCTACGCAACAAACCGGGTGAGCGACGACTGGATTATGAAAAAATCATCCATGTGTGTCAGGAACGTATCCGGCAAATAGATAACACGAGAATACAAGTAGCGGAGTAGAAAGAAAATGATTAATGAGAACAGTACAAAGGCAGAAGTGTTGGAAGCTGTGAAGCAGTATGGGCTTAATTTGCTGCATGCGAGTGAGGAATTGAAGGGTGATCGGGATGTCGTGATGGCAGCGGTGAAGCAGAATGGTCTTGCGTTGGATTATGCAAGTGAGGCATTGCAGAATGATCGTGATATAGTCATGGCAGCGGTGAAGCAGTATGGGCGTGCGTTGCGGTATGCGAGTGAGGAATTACGTGGAGATCGTGAGGTGGTGCTGGCAGCGGTGGAGCAGTGGGGGAGTGCGTTCTGTTATGCGAGTGAGGAATTGCAAGGCGATCGGGATGTTGTACTGGCAGCGGTGGAGCAGCGGGGGAGTGCGTTGAAATATGCGAGTGAGGAATTGAGGAATGATATAGATGTGGTTAGGGCAGCGGTGACGCAGAGTATCCACGCGTGGCGGTTTGTTAGTGAGCAAGTGCGAATTGAAATGGCGGAATGTTGGGCTAAGTGTAAAGATTGCGCAGGAGGCAAAAAATGATTAAACCAACTTTAACTTATGACTCATTATCGCAAGAGTATTTTTATGCTTGTAGTCGGGAAGAAAAAGACATACCGAAACAATGCCGGATGAAATGGTCAGCCGGAAACACAGCTTGGAAAACTAAAGACTGGGCACTGGCCATGAGAGCCGCAGAGCTTTCCGGCATCGGTACTGAGATGTTTAGAGATAAACTTTTACAGCCACCAGCTCGACTCACCCTACCAGATTTCTTATACGACTACCAAAAGGAAGGCATCCAAACGATTGTGGCCAATAAAAACTTATTGCTTGCTGACGAGCAGGGGCTGGGTAAAACTGTACAAACCATTGAGGCGTTGCGGTACATCGACGTCCGGCGCATTTTAGTCTTGTGTCCAGCTTCACTAAAGTATATGTGGCAAGAGCAATTTGACCAATGGTCGGATAACTTACTCACCCAAGTAGTCGCCAACGGTAAATCGGCAATCATAGCCACAAACAACGTCGTCATTGCTAACTACGATCTGGTCTCCAAACGGTATATCTACGAGCAGCTACGCGCATGGGCCCCCGATATGGTGATCTATGATGAGGCGCATTACCTTAAAAACCCCACGTCCAAACGGGCCAAAGCGTCGTTTCTACTTGGAGCTAGAGCCGACCGGCGACTCATGCTCACTGGTACCCCAATGCTTAACCGGCCTATTGAGCTGTATAGCATACTTCGGTTTTTAAAACCAGCAACGGTTGATCCATACGACAATTATAAAAAGTACGGTTATAAATTTTGTAACGGCAAGGAGGGCCCCTTTGGGTTTGATGTTAAGGGGGCCAGTTGTACCGACGAATTGAACTACAGACTCAAACGCACCGTGATGCTACGGCGGTTAAAGAAAGATGTACTTACCGACTTACCAAGCAAGACGATGCAGATTATTCCTATGGAGCAAACCAAGGATACCAAAAATATAGTCAAGCAAGAAGGGCTGTTTGATGTGGCCAAGATTTTAGAAAAGCCAGATGCTAACCTTATCGGCGAGATGGCTACTATTCGGCGAGAGCTTGGAGAAGCTAAGCTGCCACAGAGCATCGGCTACATTAAAGATGTGATGGCGAGCGGCGTTGAAAAGGTTGTGGTGTTTGCGTACCACAAAGTAGTATGTGAAGGGTTGTACGAAGCGTTTAAAGACGACGGAGCAGTGCTAGTCTATGGCGGTACAGCGTCAACAGATCGCCAACGCTACGTTGACCGCTTTCAAAAAGACGCAGACACTAAAGTATTTATCGGCCAGATACAAGCTGCCGGCACTGGGCTTACCCTAACCGCAGCCAGTCACGTGGTATTTGTAGAGAACAGCTGGGTGCCCGGAGAGATGGACCAAGCAGTTGACCGGTGCCATCGGATTGGCCAAGAAAATAAAGTTATTGCGCAGGTATTGGTTGTTAAGGATAGTATCGACCATGTTATAATGAGGTCTATGTTTTTTAAAAAGAGAAAGATTAAGGAGGTTTTAAAATGAATGTGTTGAGTTTGTTTGACGGTATGAGTTGTGGCCAAATTGCGCTAGACCGCCTAGGCATAAAAGTAGAAAATTATTATGCCAGCGAGATTGACAAATACGCCATTAAGATTGCTCAGAAAAACTATCCAAACACTATCCAGTTGGGCGATGTTAAAAACGTAAAGGGTGAAGATTTACCAAATATTGATTTACTTCTGGCAGGTTCGCCTTGTCAAGGGTTTAGTTTTGCGGGAAAACAGCTGGCATTTGATGACCCTAGATCGGTATTGTTTTTTGAGTTTATTAGGCTATTAGAAGAGTGTAAACCAAAATACTTTTTGCTCGAAAATGTACGCATGAAGAAAGAGTATCTTGATGTTATTACAGATTTAGTGGGGGTTGCGCCTATCTTAATTAACAGTGCGCTAGTTAGTGCGCAAAATCGTCAACGATATTACTGGACTAACTTGCCTGTTGCTGGCCAACCAGAGGACAAGGGTATTGTGCTTGGAGATATTATCTATGATGACACGTATAAGGTATTTACGGATGAAAGAATAACCAAAACAAAAAAGGCGACAAAAAATTACGTTCAGTGGGATTTGAGTGGCAAAGGTTATGGGTCTCAAGGAGATAGAGCTTACTTCAAAGAAAAAAAGGTAGGTACCTTACCCAAATCAAGTCCCGCTAATAAATCAAATATTGTTTTAGATTATGAAAATGATATTTATAGACGCATGCATCCGATAGAGGCTGAAAGATGTCAACAGGTACCCGATAACTATACAAGTGGGGTGAGTGATAATAAAAGACTTGAAATGCTGGGTAACGGATGGACTGTAGATGTTATTTGTCATATTTTAAAAGGAGTAGACTATGGAAGTAATTGATCACAGAACAGAAAAACTTAGTAAGATTGTTAAGCTAGAAAAGAACCTAGACATGGCTGCTCAATACGCACCTCGACTCGTTAAACGCTTGGGGGTGGGTAGTAAGCACGCTTTCCCAAGCTGTTATAGTTTCGACGCAACGTATGGGTATTTTGTAGCCAAAGACGGAAGCAAGCTCCCGGGTGCCAGAGTGCATATACACCACAATCTATTGGACTTATCGGTGGTAGAAAACTGGGGGCTATCCTACATTGACGAGATACTTGACCCAAAGAACCGAGCATTAGATGATCTGGTTAAGCGCATGGCAAATTCATTCAGAGCCGGGACGCAGGTATTATGAGCACACATTCACTATTCGGCGCATCAGCCGCACACATTTGGACTAACTGTACGGCCCAGCCATGTTTGGCTTCACAAGCTAAAACATTTGAGGAGTCAAGCGATTATGCTAACGAAGGAACCACGGCGCATAATATAGCCGCCGAGATTTTAAAAGGCGTGTTACCACTGGAGTCGGTCGGTACCTTGCCCGACGAGATGATCGACGCCATTATCATGTACGTGAACTACGTCCGGCGACACCTTAAAAAAACTAGTAAACTCTACGTAGAGCAACGTATCCGACTGGACTCTATTGACGGTGGTCGCTTTTTTGGCACGGCGGATGCTATCGTATCGTCTAAAACCACATTGACAGTCATTGATTTTAAATACGGCCAAGGCATTAGTGTGCAGCCAGAGAACAACCCCCAATTGCTTTATTATTTGTTGGGCGCAATAGAGCTTGAGGGGCTTGACATCATGTGCGGTAAAAAGTTTTATGTAGCGATTGTGCAACCACGAATGGAGAAAGA